ATGGTATTACTACCAAATGGCAGAGCGGTTTGGTTGGACACCTGAACAGGTAGATAACTTGCCCGCTAGTACGGCAGATTGGTTGATAGCAATTGCTAGAACCGTTGATGAGGTGAAAACAGAAGGGTTGAGAGATGGCTGAAATTGTTATCAAAAACCTTAAAGAAGTTCTTGCCGCAATTGATGGATCTGCGGAAAAGATTGAACAAGGTGCGCAATTAGGAATTATGCGTGTTGGTTTGGCTGTTGAACGCCAGGCAAAATTAAATTTTCAAGGCACACGCAGTTATGAAAAGCGTACAAGCAAAAACGGCAGACCCTATTTAGTTATTACTCCACCAAAACATGTTGGTGGATCAGGGCCTAACACGGTTACAGGTAACTTAAAAAGATCTATTAAAACTACTTACCGCGCTGGCTTTGGTGTGTACACCGCTGAAGTTGGGCCAACAATGATCTATGCGCGCCAGGTAGAAAAAGGTGGTGGAAATTGGCCTGCGGGGGTAAAATACCCTTACTTAGAACCTGCGGCTTTATCGCTCTTGCGTAGCGGCAAAATCAACAGGATCTTTACAACCGCTGTTAGAGAGAAATTGGGGAGTTAATTATGGCTGATCTAATCCCCCCAATGCTCATTAAATTACAAGCAGATGTAAGCCAATTAAAAGTAGGTTTGGCACAAGCAGAAAGTGCTATTAAAGGCGTAGATAAATCTGTTCAAACTGCATCTACTGGCATGACTAATTTTGCATCTAAAGTAAAACAAATTGGCGCATCTCTTGGTATTGCTTTTGCTGGTACTCAAGTTTTGCAATTTGGTAGAGATGTTATTGCGCAGGCAATGGAAGCAGAAGCACAACAACAGCGTTTGTACCAATTGATGAAGGTTGGCACTGGCGCAACTGATGAACAAGTGGCCGCACTTAATGCGCAGGCTGATGCGTTAGAAAAAGTAGGCGTTGTAACAGGCGGAAACATTACGCAAACGCAATCACAGTTGGCAACATTTAATTTGCAGGCTGAAACAATTGAAAGATTGACACCTGCCATTCTTGATTATGTCACCGCTGAAAAAGGCGCTAACGCAAGCGCAGATGAATTCAAGCAAATGACAAACGGATTAGCACAAGCGCTTAACGGTAACTTTGGATCCCTTACAAGAGTTGGTTTTGTGCTTGATGATCACACTAAGAAACTTATTTCATCAGGTACAGAAGCAGAAAAATCTGCGGCAATTGTTGATGTTCTAAATTCTACATACAAAGACTTTAACAAAGAATTAAGAAACACTCCTGAAGGTCAAATGCAAGCCTTGAGAAACGATTTTGATAAATTGAAAGAAGATTTAGGTAAAAAATTATTGCCTGCATTATTAGGCGTTACAGGGTTTCTTACTAATACTTTTATTCCTGCTTTGCGTTCTTTGGGTAAATTTTTCAAAGACAACGGTGACGCAATTAAAATTTATGTAGGCATTGTAGGCACTTTAGTAATTGCTTTTTACGCTTACAGAGCGGCACTTGTTGCAGTAAAAGTTGCCCAACAATTGTATGTTGTTGTTATGACTATTATGAAGGGTGCAACTCTTGCTTCAATTGCTTCTACTAATGGATTAGCCGCTTCTATGCTTGTTCTTAATGCGGCCATGCGAGCAAATCCAATTGGGTTAATAGTTACGGCTCTAGCCGTTCTTGGTGCGGCGTTTGTTTTTGCATGGAAGAAATCAGAAACTTTTAGAGGCATTGTTATCAAGGGTGTACAAATAGTTTTAACTGGTTTTGCTTATTTGGTGCAAGGTATTGGTAAATTTATTGGCATGCTTAGCAAAGTGCCAGGCATGGGTTGGGCTAAAGGAATTGCAGATGGCGCTCAAAAAGCATCAGACTCAATCAAAGCAACAAGCAAGAATTTATCTGATCTTAAAGGTTCTGTAAAAAGTGGCTACGGTGAAGGCGCATTTACTTACGGTAGTGGCAAAGGTACTGGTAGCGGCGGGGGCGGCGGGGGCGGCGGGGGCCTTGATGACAAACAAAAAAAGAAACTTGAAGGCTACAAAAAAGATGTAGCAAAGATTTACAAGGACATGAATGAGACTATTGCTGACGCGCAAGAAAAGGCGCAAGAGGTACTAGACAGACGCAATGAAATCATGTTCAAAGCGCACAAAGAACATGATGAAAGAGTTGCCGATCTTAAAAAGCGCAACAAAGAAGTTCTTGATGAAGCCCAAAAGCGTTTTGATGAAGCAGAAGATGAAGCCTTAAAACGCAAACAAAAGGCTGATGAACAAGCCAAAAAGCGTTTTGCAGAACTTGAATTAAGTATTGACAAGGAACTTGCTGATAAAAAGGCAAGTCTTCTCAAGGCTAACAATGCCAAACTTGATGACATACGCAACAAGGCGGCAGATAAAACTGCTGACCTGACTAAAGCCGCAGGTGAAAAACAAGCAAACATTGTTCAACAATCAATAGAGCGCTTGAGTAAAGCCTTTGCATCTAAAACTGGTTTTGATTTAGGTGAGGCATTTAAGGGTGGGGCAGATAGCGCTGACAAACTTCTTGCTGAACTTAAAAAGAAATTAGCCGCCGCTAAAGAGTTACAAGCCAACGCCGCAAAACTTGCAGGCATGGGTTATAGCCAGGTATTTATTGAGGAAGTTGTTAAGCAAGGCCCTGAAGCGGGTAATAAAATTGCTGAAGCACTCAAAGCCGCATCACCTGACGCAACAAAAGAATTACAATCTTTGTATGGTCAAGTAGAAAAAGTTTCTGAGACTGGCTTAGACGCTCTTGCAAAAACAATGAACGCAGGCGGCAAACTTGCAACTGATGAATTGATGCAGGCATACACACAGGTGTCTGCTGACCTCAAAGAGTCGTTAGCATCAGTCAATACAGAAATGCATGAGGCATTGGCAGGGGCTAATGCGGCATACAGTGAGGCTGTTACTGAGGCTGAGACAGTTCGCAAAGAGAAGTTGGCTGAAGCCAATAAGGATCTTACGGAGGCTTTGGCCAATGCTAAGACTGCCTATGATGAGGCTATTGCAGACGCTTCAAAGGCGCTCACAGAGGCTAGAGCGCGCGCACAAAAGGATCTTGATGAAGGACTAGCGGAAGCGGCTAAAACCCTGCAAGAAGCGCTCCTAGAGGCGCAAAAGGACTATGAAAAGGCTATTGATGAAATCAATAAGTCCACCATGAAAAAACTTCAAGACCTCAAGGATAAGTTGGCTGAAGTAGCCGCTTTGATGAAGGCATTGAGTGCGGCTTCTGCGGCGGCGGCTATTGCTAATGCTCCTACATTTACGCCAATTATTCCTACAACTATTCCTGGCGGAACAAGTGCAACGGGAACTACAACTACAACTAACATCAACACAACCGTTACTGGCGTTAATTTAACTGACCCTTACAACACAACAAACCAGGTTGTTAATGCTATTAAATTTGGCAATGTAATTGTGCCGTCTGCTCCTAGCGCATTAGCCGCAGGCGAAAGCGGTGCAATTGGCGCGGCTTCTATTAAGGCTAGAACTTACACTTTATCTAGCGGCGGCGGCGGCGGCGGAAAAACTTCAAAGGTTGCATTATGACAACGCTCAGTCAGGTTTATTCTTTTGCTTTCAAAAATCAAGTATTTGGTGGTGCTGGTTCGCCCTACCAAATCCTAAGCGTTGATGGCCTTGAGTCTTTGCCTGGTATCCGTAATCAAGATGATAACCGTGGATACCATGACGGTATGTTTACAGGCCGTGACTTTCTAAGCGGCAGATCCATCTCAATTATTTTTAACACTTTTGGCGATAGCAACGGATCTGCTCAGACAAATTACAACACCATTCAAAGCGTTCTTTTGCCACAAACATCAGGCACAACACCACTTTATTTTAAATTTCCTAACATTCCTACATCTGAACAATTTGTTGATGCTCGCGTACGCTCTTTGCGTACAACGGTAGATCCTAATTACACATACGGATACATTACATCTCAGGTTGAATTCTTCTGCCCTGACCCAAATTATTACAACAGCAACTTGCAAACTGCCAACATGCTTATTAGCGCGGCTTTAGGGCGTACATACAACAGAACATTTAATTACACCTACGGCGGTGGTTCTTCTACGGTTACAACAACAATTCAAAACATTGGTTGGGCTACTACTTATCCAACAATTACTATTCAAGGGCCTATTACAAATCCTATTATTGGCAATACAACAACAGGCAATACTCTTAATTTTACAGGTACATACACTGCATTAGATACTTTAGAAATTGATCTTTACAATCAATTGATCACACTTAACGGCAACCCTGCCCGTAATCTTTTAATTTCAGGCACTTGGTTTGACGCACCCCCTGGCAATTCTAATTTCTTTTTTACTGGCTCAGGCACTTTGGCAGGAACTACTCAGGCTACCGTTTCTTGGTATTCTGCGTACATCTAAGGGAGAATAAATGACACTACAAACACCTCCATCATGGTTACAAGCAGGCTCATACCCTGCTCAGTATGACCGCCTAACAGCGCAAGCATTGTGGGCTACTACTGGCATCATTGGTAGTTCTTCATTAGCCGTTACCGCTAATTCTCCTGCGGGTATGTCAGTACGCGTTGCTTCAGGGTGGGCGGCAATTGTTGGTACAACTACAACCAACATGGGCGTGTACACAATTTTTAATGACGCTCAAGACACACTAACAATTACAACAGCCGATCCAACAAACCCACGCATTGACCTT